ATGGCACAAACAAGAGTAGATGGAATGACGATTCTTCGCAACGTACTTGAGGAGGGGCACAGGGATGATCTTCGTGCACTGCTCTTCGAGGCTTTGCGTCACTTGATGGAGAGCGAGGTGTCTGAGCTCTGCGGCGCCCAGAAGGGACAGCACTCGGAAGAGCGCAGCAATAGCCGCAATGGATACCGGGAGCGGCCTTTCGAGACCCGTCTGGGCTCGATGCTCTTGCCGATTCCGAAGATGAGGAAGAGCTCCTATATGCCGTCCTTCTTGACTCCTCGCCGTCGCTGGGAGCAGGCGTTCGTCAATGTAGTCTGCGAGGCCTACGTGAAGGGCGTGTCCACGCGTAAGGTGGAGGCCCTGGTCGAGTCCATGGGGGCCAAGGGCATGTCCAAGAGCGAGGTCTCCAGGATGGCGCAGGAGCTGGACGAGATGGTCAGAGACTTCCGGGAGCAGCCGCTGGTTGGGAGCTTCCCGTATCTCTGGCTGGATGCCCTGTACATCAAGGTGAGAGAGGGCAGCCGTGTCGTGTCGAAGGCCGTGCTCGTGGCGTATGGCGTTGATGACACTGGGGTCCGAAGGGTACTCGGTGTCGAGGTCGCAGCCGGCGAGATGGAGGATTCTTGGCGAGACTTCCTTTCCGGCCTGGTGAACCGTGGTCTCTCCGGAGTGCTCCTGGTGATCTCAGACGCGCATGCCGGCCTGTCGCGAGCAATCCGCAGCGTCTTCAACGGCGCGTCCTGGCAGCGGTGCTGGGTACACTTCATGCGCAATGTGCTCAGCAGAGTCCGCAAGGACGCCCAGGGCTTTGTCGCTGCAACTCTGCGTCATGTAGCGGCGCAGCCGAATCAGGAGAAGGCACGGGAGGCCATGACAAACACCGTCGAGCTTCTCTCCGACAAGTATCCGGCGGCAGCCAAGGTGGTCCAGGAGGCGGAGGAGGACGTGCTGACCTACATGGCATTTCCAATGAAGCACTGGAGGAAGATCCGCTCCACCAATCCCCTGGAGCGCCTCAACAAGGAGATCCGACGCCGGACGGACGTTGTCGGGATCTTCCCCACCGATGCCTCCACGCTGCGACTCATCGGGGCCCTGCTGATGGAACAGAACGATGAGTGGCAGGTCTGTCGTCGCTACCTGAGTCTTGAATCAATGGCAGAGCTGAAGCCCATGTATCCGGCCCTCGAAGGGGCCGCATAGGAGATTTCGCTATGGAAAGTGCCAGAGCTGACGGGCCCGTGGACAGCACATGGACAACGCCTTGCGTTGCCCACGTCCTCCCCACCGCCCCTTGGACAACCGCGGGGCGGTTGCCCACAGCTCCTTGGACAGCTGGTCCTGCGGACCACCTCCCCACACTTCCCACAGCGATGATGATGGATCGAACACAACGGAGAGGAGGATCTGAGGGAGGGAGCCGGTGGTGCTAAATTACACCACTTGACGGGACACTAACGAGAGCCTTGCCGATTTAGTACCCAATGAGCTACTCTGAGTGCCTGCTGGGGACGGGGCGATTACGCCAGATCTCCATTTCGAAGAGGTATGAAATGCCGGTGGGTCCAACAAACAAACCTCAGTGGTGGTCGTGGGCCGATATCGTGAGTCACGCAGACCAACTGGGTATCCCCAACTTCCAGCGCGGAGCGGTATGGGACACAGGCAATCGTGTGGCCCTGTTGGAATCAGTCTACGAGCAGTCGCCCTGCGGGACATTTGTACTTTGGTCCCCCGGTGGAGTTGGCGACGACCCTCACCGGCACGGTGTACCGCTGAGGGAATTCGCCTTGGACAAGTCTCCTATGTGGTTGGTTGATGGCCAACAGCGTACCCGCGCCATGCTGGACATGTTTCAGCAACTCATCCAAGTGCCGTCATTGCCCGGCGGTTGGTCGCTGGTTCGCGAACCGGACATGGACGAACTTCGATCCCTGGGCTGCCTTCTAAGCGGACAGTCGGATGAACAGGAAGAAGACAGAGACGAGGATGTCGAAGAGGACTCCCGCCTTTGGGTAGTGGTCCTTCCAGCAATGCCAGTCTTTGACCGTGAGGAGGCAGGGTATTTCGGGAAGCACAGCGAATCGCGTAACATCAGGCGAGGCTCGGTCTTTCGGCGTCTTCGGCCACGCGCTCGGACTCGCTTGAACTCTGATGGCAAAGTGCGACCTGTTCCGCCCCTTCCGGTGGGCACAATCCCATTCGTCGCATTGCTATCCCCCAAAGGAGTATTTCACGATAGCGTCTTGAGACAAACCGTGCTCGCTGCGCTACGGAGCTTCGACACAGAAACCACCGATTTGAAGTTGCTTGATGACTTGCTTCCTTGGGGGCCGCAGTTTGTTACAGGCCATGCCTTCGAGACCCCCAGCATCGACCACACGCCGGCGAATCCGATGCGATGGAACAATCTTTTCGCTCGTCGCCAGGAGTCTGGAGTTCGGGAAATGATTGGTCGGCTGGCCGGGCTTTTTGAGCCCATCTGGACCGACGTGTTTGTCCGCTTCAAAGACATGCTTGTCGGCAATCGCTTCGCCGTAGGCTGGCTGCCTCCCGGAGATGTTAGTGCAGCAATTGACGCTTACGTACGCATCAACAGGGCGGGAATCCGTGTTCGCTCTGAGGAACGTGCGCTCGCACTTCTCTCTCGCGCGTACCCCGACTTGCTCAACGACCTGGCAGACTTCACGCATCGTCGAGATGGGGAGGCGTGTGAAGATCATCGGGCATTGCTTGCCCACGAGTCCGATCGCCAAATGGGTTTCAGCGTATGGATAACAGCAGTGACGCGCTACGCTACGTTGGCGTTACTTGGCACCTCGGGCCGGCGTTGGTTGGGACTTTCGGCGATAGACAAGAGCACTTTTGGTTACCGACTCGATCGGGTAGGTCCGAACGAGACAGACGTAGGCACCAGAACCTGGGCGCGACCTGACTTCTCCTCCCCCGGAGAACTCATTCGGGAATGTGCGGGGCGCGTCACACCGGCCTTGCTCCTGATTGACTCAGTGCTATCCGAGGAGTTGTACCTCGACCACAGGATGGCAAGGCCATCGGTGAGAGCTCTGTTTCCGCTCATCGATATGCTCTACAAGGTAGACGCCGGCGAGTTGGAGCGGCTTCGACAAGACAGTGCCTTCCGTTCTGCCATTGCTCGGCTGCTCCATTGGACGCTTCTTGCACCCTACATCGACCAACCGGACCTTGAGCAACTCATTGTAGACATCCACGGACCGAGCGAGGGGAGCAACGAGGCTTCTCCTGTTCAACCATGGGAAGCGACGGGCCCCGAACTGCAAGAACAACTGCAAAAGGCGATCTCTCGATACCTGAATTCTCTATCTGAGCTGTGGTACCGGAAGCACCTTGGAACAGCATCCCGGCAGGAGCGTGCGCCCGTGATCGTCGATGGACTCCCGATCGCTGGCAAGCTGACCAGACTTGCCCTCGATGCTTTCAGTCTCGAGGTTCGTGACGCCCGCTCGCTGCAACACCCAGCTATCGGTTGGCTCTACGCCATCGAGCGTCGCGGTGGTGCGACGGAATTCTCCTGGGCGGCTCAGGTGGAGGGTTTTCGGGAAACAGGAGGCCAGATCGGTGCTCGCGAACCAGAGAGCGAGTTGAGCGGAGAGATGGAGCTGTGCCGTTGGGATGGTAAGCTCGCTAGCACTCTGTACCCAGAGAAGCAGCACATCGTTCCCTTCACTATTGCCCGGCAGATTGTCGATAAAGGGGGTACACGCGCCACAGCATCACCATCGAACGCCATTGGGAATCTCACTTGGCTGAGTCATCGACAGAATAGTCTCGAGGCTCTGTCAGATCGATGGACAGTAATGGACCGGAAGCGGGACCTTCCGAACCTCCAAGCAAGGGGCATGCTTGCTCCGGTTGAATCGGAAGAGCACGGTCGTTCTGTGTTGGATGTCTACGAAGACCTCCGGGGGATGATTCTTGAGGGGAACTGGCGCAAAGACCAGGCCAGGGTGCAGCGAGCATTCGCAGCGTTCTGTGATGGTAGATCAGCCTGGCTCATTGACCAGATGAAGGAATGGCTGGGAGAGCCTCTTTCGACAGAGGCAAATCTCTGGCTTCGAAGCTAGTGCGAGATGTGTGTTCCCCAACTAATACCAGTGTCAGGCCTTCTTCACGGCCATTCATGGAATGGCCGTCCAAGTGCAGCGGCACCCGGGATGGCGAACGGCCTCTACCTCATCGATCCCAAACACCTTCCCGTCCAGTGGCCGGCAGATTTTGCACGTCCGTTCGTCGTCGGCGATGAGCCAGCGGACCTTGGTGATGCCGACCTGGCGGTAGAAGACCTTGCGGCCCTCGTTGTGGGCACGGAGGGTCTCGGTGCGGGCGATGAGGGTGGCGCGGCGCTGGGCGGTCTTGAACACGGTCTTCCCGGCACGGCGGAACGCGTCGGGGTCCTTGACGACGCGGCCGATGTCGCGGGCGACCTCGGGGATGGACTTGCCGGCGAGCACGCCCTGGGTCACCGTGCGCTTGATGCCCGAGGCCAGCTCAGCGGACACATCGCCGAGGAGCTGTACCTGGTATTTGGCCAGGAAGTCTACCGCTGCCCGATCGATGGTGGCGAAGGTCCGCTTGACCAGGGCGTTACGGGAGACGTCGGTGAGGTCCTTGAAATCGGGCATCTCCAGGGCCTCGAGCTGGGCGATCCCGTCCTCGATGCCGAGGCGCAGCGACCCCTCGACGTTGGCCCGGATCCCGACTTTCCACTTCTCCTGGAGCTCGCCGGCGATGCCCTCGACCTCCTTCTCCAGGTCCCGGAGGATGGCCAGGCGCATCTGCTGCCAGGGCTTGAGCGCGACCTTCTCTTCGAAGCGGCGGATCTGCCGGGCCACGTCGTCCGCCGCGGATTCCAGGGAGCGCAGCATGTCGGTGACCCGCTCCTCCGCGTACCGGTCCCGCCGCTTGATGGCCTCACCCACGGCCTGTCGGATCCGGCGCTGCTGGTCGGTCTCTGCCATGGTCCTCACCCCTCCAAGACGAGGGGGAAGTCCGGCGCGCCAGCCAGCGGCCCCGACTCGACCTCGCCGGAGTCCGGCAGCCGGGTCATGTGGTAGCACGTCCAAGGCCCGGTCTCACGGGGGCGCACTCGCCGCCAGGTCCAGGGACGTCCCGTGGTTGCCTTACTCCCGTCCGCGGCCAGCCGGTAGAGGCCCGGAACTGCGGGGAGGCCGGTGCGGGGATCAACGCAGCCAAACTCGGGGCCGATCCGGAGCACGCAGATGATGTGCCCGCTGTTCTTCTGGCAGACGTACCAGCCGTCGATGCAGCGGCCATCGGCCAGCATCGCCACCTCGGGGATGCGGACCTGCGCGGTCACGTAGTCGGACAGCCCCCGGTGGAGCTTGCCGCCGTACATCACGCCATCCACCGGAGCCAGGGGCAGAAAACGATCTGCCATGCTCTTGGTCGGCCCCCGCCCCGTGCGCCAGGTGGGGAAGATCCCGCGCTCGGGGTGCATCGCCCGCATCCACCACGAGGTCAGCAGCCAGGCGGCGTGACCGCAGGTCGCGCCGTGGCGTCCGGAGCCGTCGCTGGACAGGGGCACGACGAACCGGTGGTCCTGCCCCTTCTCCATGCTCTCCCACGCGGCGATGGAGCTGGAGCGGTACTCCGGGATCATCCGGCGCCGCTCCGAGTCATAGAGGGTGGCGAGCCCCTCGGAGAGCCGGGCGGCACGACGTGACGAGTCGGGCCGGACCTCCACCGCCGGCTCTCCAGCCAGCCGGGGCCAGGTCTTCCCTCCACGGTGTACGACCACGCCGTCCACGGCCAGGGCCCGGTCCTCCTGGTAGGCCCGCACACAGCGGTCGAGCTCCGCATCGAAGAGAGCCCCGTCGGGGACGAGGTGCCCCGCCCGTCGCATCAGCCCCCGCAGCTCCTGCACTTCGTTCGCTTCCGTTCCGAGTCTCAGCAACATGTCCCACCTCCTTGTCTGGTCGGGCTACTGCCCGGTCTTCTTCTTGCGGTTGCGGGCGTAGAGCCGTTCCACGTCCGCACGCGCTGCATCCTCCTGCGCGTCGTCGGCCTTCTGCTGCAGCCCGAGCCTGGCCCGGGCCTCGTCCACTGTGAGGACCTCGAGCGCGACGAGCTGGGTGATGTCCTGGATGGACCAGTTGGAGTCGATGACGATCTCCTCGTCCTCCTGCTCCTTGCTCTCGACCTCGGGGGACAGGCCCATCTTCTGCTGCAACGTGTTTTTCGAAATGAGGCCCCTGTCATACAGCTCGACCAGGAGCTTCTTCTGCTCGGTCTCGCCGTTGAGGTCGAGGTCGGAGAACTGGTAGTGGAGCACCTCATCCTCATGCCCCTTGCGTTCCAGCCACTCGTCGAAGACCCAGTTGAGGATGTCCCGGGCCGCCTGCTTGATCTCCTTGAGCTGGACGATCATCTTCTGCATCGAGACCGAGGCGGTGGCGAAGTTGGGGCCGTCGCCGGTGACGATGCTGCGGGCCATCCCGAGCGCGACCAGGATGTCCTCCTTGACCTCCTTCATCCGGACGTCGGTGTCGAGGGCCTTGCCGTCCGCACCGTAGGTCTCCGCCTTCACGTAGAAGGGCACGACCAGGCCGGACTTGAGGTCGGTGCGCTCCAGCTCGTCCCGCACCCGCTCGATGGTCTTCTGGTCGGGCTGGATGATGCGGCTGCCGAAGGCCCCGCCCACCTGAATGAACCTGAGCGGCGTGGTCCACCGCTTCGCGATGGCTCTCTCGGCGCGGCGGTAGTCCCGCAGCAGCTCGATGGCCTCGAAGGCCGGCAGGATCATGGAGCTGCCCCGGGGCTCGAAGGCCGGTGCGTTCCACTTCACCAGCAGCATCTGGTCGAGGGCCAGGGGGATCTCGTCGCCGTAGGTGCCGTCGAGGTTCTGGGGGCGCTGGATCGCCTCGACGAGCTGGTCCCCCTCGTACCGCAACCGCACCGAGATGGGGTTGACGCAGATGACCCGCTCGATGTCGTCGCCGCCCTTGCTGGGCACGAAGTAGCCGACCGCGTCGCCCTTGACCAGGAGCTGCAGGATCATGTCCTTGAGGAAGCGGTTGAGGTCCAGCCGCCAGAACGCGTCCTGCGCCTCCTCCTGCACGCCCTCGTTCTCGCACGACACCCCGATCTCGTCGCCCAGGGCAAAGGTCCGCCACGCGTTGATCGCGTTGGCGATCAGCGGCTCCTCCTGGTAGTACTCCACGGCCTTGCGGGCGCGGTCCTCCCACGTCCGGGGGATGGCACTCTTGACGCTCACGTCCCCGAAGTAGTTGCCCGAGAGCCCCGCGACCGAGGCGAGCGGCTCGCCCTGCTTCTCGCCCGTGGCCCGGCCCCCTTCCTTCTTGTCCTTCCTGCTCGTCGTCTTTCTCATGGCTCGTTCTCCTCTATGGCAGTTCTCGGGTCAGCCGCATCGGGTAGACCTCGGGTGTGACCTCGACGGGATCGAACAGCTCCGACCGCTCCTGCGCCCGCCGCAGCAGCGCGCAGCGCATGGCATCGACGATGTGGTCGTTGCCCTTGGAGTAGACCACGCCCCGGTCGGTGAGGACGTAGGTCTGGGTGCAGAGCTGGTCCTCGACGGCGTGGTCCTGCTTCGGGAGCACCAAGCGCCGGGCGTTCAAGGACTCGGCGATGAGCGTGGTCATCAGCTCCTTGGCCCGCTTGCGCACGGGGTTGCCCCTGTCGTCCTCGCCCACCGCGATGGTGCTGCCGAAGTCGTAGCCGACCAGCCGGCCGGTCAGGTGGAGGTCCCGGTACTTGTCCAAGCCCAGCAGTTCCTGGACCACGCTCATGCCGTTGCCGCCGCGGTCCACGCCCAGGCCGATGGGCGCGTACAGCCGGTCGATGAGTGCGATGATCTCGGTGACCACCGGGTAGGCCACCTGCTCCGCGTGCACCCGCAGGATGAGGGTGAGGCGGTCGGCCTCCTCATCCTCCTCGAAGAGCAGCAGCTCCGTGGGGTCGGAGGTGTACCCGAGGTCGCCGCCCAACCAGTAGGTGCCGTGGCCGCCGGCGAGGTTGAGCAGCATCTCCACCCGGTCCCGGGTCTCCCGCTCGTCGCGGCAGTCCTTGAGGTCGTCGCCGGAGATGGCGACCTTCCGGTACTCGGGAACGTCGGCCAGGGCCCGGATGACCTGCACCGTGTTGAACGCACCGTAGGTGGGCCGGCCGTGCTCGCCCGCGACCTCGTGCTGCCAGCCCGGGGTGTCGCGGCCCCCATAGAACTCGGCGAGCTCGGCCGCGCGCTGGGGCGACCAGTCCGGGGCCACCCACGACGGCCAGTGGAACTGTCGCCACTCCTTGCTCTGGGTGATGCGGTAGTACGTGGTGTCCCGGAGGCCGTTCGGGGTGGAGTAGACCCGGAACTGCCCGCCCGCGTTGAGGCACTGGCGCAGGGCCTTCCACGCCGACTCCACCAGCCAGGCCGCCTCGTCGACCACCAGGAAGTCCACGTGCAGCGACCGGAAGGCCGCGCCGCCGGTCCCGCCCGGGCGGAAGTAGACCATGGCCCCGTTGGTGAACTCGATCTCGAAGTAGGGCTTGCGGCGGATCTTCGGAAAGCCCTTGGCGTTGCGGGCGATGCTGTCGTGGAGCGCGTCGCTCGTCTCGACCTGGTGCTCCACCTCCTCGATGATGGTGTCGAGGTGCCCCTGGTACGGGGCGGCGACCAGCACCGACTTCCCCGGGTGCGTGAACGCGAACCACAGCACCAGGGTGCTCAGGTCCACGGTCTTGCCCACGGCGCGGCCGTCCATGTGGACGATTCGGGGCGCGTCGCAGTCCAGGTCCTCGCGCTGGTACGCCCGGTACCGCCGCGGTTGCCCGTCCCGGTTGGTGAGAAACGACTCCCCCCACGTCGCCGGGCTGAACGCCAGGTCCCAGAGCTCCCGCTCTTCGGCGGAAAGCGTCGCCAGGACTGACGTTTCAGGGCTACTGCACTGCCCTTTTTGCGGCCTGAATTCCTTAGACATTTCGCCACCTTGTGGGCCGTAGCCCTTCTTTGTCAGTCGTGGTGTCAAAGGGGGGCTCCTTTCGGCCGGCCCACCCATCGGCCCCGATTTCGCCGCTGAAAATCCTTAGAGGTTTCGCCGAGTTGTGAGCGCGATGTTTCTCGCCGTCCGGCCCCATCCTGGAACACCCCCTGCAATGTACATGGAGTGACTTGACACGGAGGAGACGACGATGAAGAAGACGGTCGAGACCACGAAGAGAGGCAAGCAGCAGGAAGCCCGCCCCCTGGCAGGCATCAGCGGCGAGATCTACATCGCCACCCTCAACTGGCCGAGCCTGGGCATCACCCCGGACAAGCCCGAGTACGGACTGCGCACCGCGGCTGGGCCGATGGCCTTCTCCCGCGACCGGGGGGCCCTGGTGGCCTGGGCCAAGCGCAACTACATCGACGCCCGCTGAAAGGAGACCACGATGAAGAAGAGAACGAGCGACACCCGCACCGCAGCGCAGGCCTACGACGAGCACACCGAGGCGGCCCGCCAGCACCTCAAGCGGATCATGGAGGGGCTGGGAGCGCACATCGCCCGGACCGCGACGACGCCGGCCGGGACCTACGGAGCCACCCCAGACTGGGGCGACGTCGGCGACCTGGCCCACCTGAACGAGCTGCTCGCCGAGGCGGCCCGCTTCATCCACAACGAGGAGGACTGAACCATGGAGCGCATCGAACTCTACAAGAACCTGAAGCAGGGCACGCTCACCGAAGACCGCAAGAAGCTGCTGGCCGCCATCGACCACCTCATCCAGGAGGCGGAGATGGTGCGACGGCAGGTCGAGGCGGGCCACGCCTGGGAGACCAACCTCGCCAACCGCGGCCGGCAGGTCGACGACCTCGCGGCGAGCATCCAGAACACCATGGGCACCATCGCCCTGCTGGAGTCGCTCCAGGCCGACGAGGAGTAGGCCATGCCGACCGCCGAGGCCATCCGCAAGACCCTGGAGACCATCACGCCCGGCTACACCAGCGTGCGCTGGGGCGTGGTCATCACCCGGTGGAACGACCGGGAGTACGAATTGGGTTCCTTCGGCCGCGAGGCCGTGGACATCGCGGTGGACCGGATCCGGGCCAGCCTGGACTGGGACGGGGCGCCGCAACTGGCGGGCGAGAAGCCCGCAGACACGGAGGGAAGCACCATGAAGACTCAGGAACTGGAACTGCACATCGGCATCGAGGAGTACATCGAGCACCTGGTGGCCACCGGCCAGAAGCCCAGCACGGTGGGCACTGCCAAGCGGTCGCTGGCCCTGTTCGAGGAAGCGCTCGGAGCCAAGAAGGTCATCGCCAAGATCATGCCGGTCCACGTCGCCGGCTTCTTCAAGAGCGACGCGGTGACCACCCAGCCCGGCAAGGAGGGTCCGAAGCCGCGGGCCGAGGCGAGCATCCTGCAGATCCGGCGCATCGTCCGCAGCGCGCTGGTCTGGTGGCAGGGGCAGGGCTACCTGGAGGCGGTCCCGCTCCCGAAGGACGAGCGCCGCTTCATCGAGCCCCGCCAGGGCAAGAAGGCCGAGGCCGAGACCACCGCGCTGGCCACGGAGACCACCGACGCGCAGCCGGAACCGGCCGCCGAGTCGAAGTAGGGGGCGACCATGGAGACCATCCGCAAAGGAGACCGCATCCGCCTGCTCCACATGCCCGACGACCCGGACCCGATCCCCGCGGGCAGCACCGGCACCATCGAGTCGGTGACCGAGGGCCCGCTCGGGCAGATCTGGGTCCGCTGGGACAACGGCCGCTCCCTGGCCCTGGTGCCCGGGGTGGACCGCTTCGAGGTCATCGAGCGCGGCCCCGAACCGGAGGCACCGACCGGCCCCAACGAGGTGGTCGTGTCGCGAGCCGTGTTCCAGGGCATCGAGGCCGCCCGCCGCTCGGGGATGTTCAACATGCTCGACATGCCCGCCATCGCCGGGCTCACCCGGCAACTCGGGTTTGACGAGGCCGCGGACTGGCTCAGCGACCGCAGCAACCGCAAGACCTACGCGGACGGCATCTTCCGGGGCTTCCGGCCCGACGAGGGATAGCCCATGCGCCTGACTCACGCCATCGAGCAGTTCACGACCTACCTCGAGGCGAACCGCCGCAGCGCCGGGACCATCGACTGCTACCGCAGGGACCTGGAGAGCCTGGGGCGGTTTGCCGCCGACGCACCAGTGGCCGACCTGACCCCGGACCTGGTGCATCGGTTCGTGGTCTCGGACGCCGTACAGTGCCGGGCGGACGGGCAGCCCCGCTCCGAGGTGACCATCAACCGCAGCAAGGCCGCGCTGCGATCCTTCGGGGCTTGGCTCGCCGACACTGGCCTGGCCGACCGCAACCCGGCTGCGGGGCTCTCCATCCGCCGCACCAGCCGGCACTCGCCATCCACCCTCTCGGACGCGGAGCGGAAGCGCATGTTGCGCGAGGTCGGCGCCCGCAAGGGGGAGGCTGCGGCCCGGGACCGGGTGATGCTGGAGCTGCTGCTGGGCACCGGGATCCGGCTCGCCGAACTGGTGGGCCTGGACATCGCCGACGTGGATCTCGACAACAAGCGGATCGCGATCCACGCCAAGGGCGGACGGGACGAGACCCGGTTCCTGAGCGCGGACCTGCGACGGCTGCTGCGCCGCTACCTGCGGCAGCGCTACCAGGACGCGTCCGAGTCGCCGGCCCTCTTCCTCTCCAACCGGGGCAGCCGGATCTCCACGCGGCAGGTCCAGGCCCGGTTCAGCCAGTGGCTCGCGTGGGCGGGCATCGACCGGCCCGGGCTCACGGTCCACTCGACCAGGCACACATTCGGGACGCGGCTCTACCGCCGCACCCGGGACCTGGTCCTGGTCGGCAAGGCCATGGGCCACCGAACCGTCGAGGCCACCGCGGTCTACGTCCACCAGGACGACGAGGCGCTCGAAGAGGCCCTGGAGTCGCTCTGACTCACCTGAGTCAACCACCCCTGAGTCACGCGAGCCACGTGAGTCAACGGCTGGGTCTATCGCTGCCGGTCGCATCGCTCCCTCGCCGACTGCGCGGTTGCCTCGGCTCCGACGCCTCGGCTCAGCTGGCTCAATGGGATCCCGGGCATGGTCAGGCCGCAGCTCCTGCAGACCACCGTGCCCATGTCGTCGCCGCAGCCGGAGCATCCAATCCACTCGGCCTGGCCCCTGCAGTTGGGGCACACCACGTTCTCGTTCATCGCTCTCGCCTCCGTCTGTGAATCGGTGTTGGATGGCCCCGGGCGGATCGCGCAGAAGTCGTCTTCTGCGACGTGTTTGCCGACAGCAGCTCGCACCCCGTCGACGCATGGGCTCCGGGCCTGGACGTCTTCTGTGAACTTGAAACGGCGTTCTGCACGGAATCAGGCATCACCGTCGTCGCCCTCCTGGACCTCGACCACGTCCACGTCGATGACCTCGGCCTCCACTGGCTGGGGAGCTGCCAGTGCGGCGCGCTCCCGGACCTTCATGAGCAGCGCGGCCATCACCTCCGCCGGCGTGGTGCCCGAGGTGCGGGCGGTGTCCTTCGACTCGCGGGTGACCTGGAGGGCCTTGAGCTCCCGGTGCAGCAGCCGGTGCAGCACGTCCAGCGCGTCGGCCGGCGCTCCCTGGGTCACGGCCACCTGCCACTTCGTCTCCAGGATCGCCAGGCGCTCCAGCGCGTGCCGGTCGGTCACGGACGGGTTGGGCACGTCAGCCAGGTACTGCTCGAGGTGCTGCTCGAAGAGCTCCCGCTCCTCGGGCGGCAGCCTGGAGGAGTAGGCCCCATGGCGGATCCCGTTCGTGTTGCCCTTCGGTGGAGGGCCACCGGAGCCCGCCGGCTTCTGGCATCCCTTCGGTCGGCCACCGCGGTTCTTTGGGTTGGCACCGTGATGTCGGCAGACGTTGTAGCCGGTCACTGCGGGGTTTCTGCAGCGTTCCCCGGTCCTCTTGGAGCGCGCCGTGCACTGGTTCTTCATGTCAGGGAGTGGCATCCGGGTCCTCCACAGTACGCAGGTCCGGGTTTCGCTGGCTCTGGCCTGGGCCAGGGGCTGAGGGGAGGCTGCGCGCCCTCTCCTTCGCCAGGATCCGCCAGATGGTCCTCTCGCTCAGAAACGTCTTCATGGCGATGTGGGTGATCGGGAGACCTTCCTCACGGAGCCGGCAGACGTAGCGGTCACGGTCCGCCTTGCGGAGGGCTCGGATGCCGGGCACCCAGAGGAATGCAGCGCGGCCCCTGAGGGCCTTCGTGACTGCCTCGAGTACCTCGGGCGGCAATACCTCAGTGGCGTTCAGATAGCGCGGGTCCATCCCTTCATCTCCATGATGTCGACGGCCTCTCCGTCCGGCTCGTAGACGACCTGCTCGGTGGGCAGGGTGTCGGCCAGGTCGCGCAGGTACTGCTGGCGGTCCTCGTCGCTGTCGGACATCGAGCGGTAGTCGGCGCAGTTGTGGCGGCGCTTGGCGGTGACGCGGTGCAGGTCGCAGGCGCCGTACTTGCGGCCCTCTCTCCAGTGGCCCTTGGTGCACTTGACCTTGAGGAGGAAACGACCCGTGTCGGGGGCGACCTCCCGGTAGACCTTGGCGTGGAGGCAGTCCGCGCACTTGATGATGGGGCGAGTCTCGTCGCTGCTCATGCTGTCACCTCTTTGCGGTAGAGTCGGAGGGCGTGGCCGTCCGGGTACACGATCTCGATGTTCTTGTCGGTCACCTGTCCCACGCGCAGGTGACGTCGGAGGAAGCAGACCAGCCCGTAGTGGCCGCCGCAGGGGAAGGGGAACCGTCCCCGGTTCTGGTAGAGCTCGGGCTCCGTCCAGCCGAGTGCGAGGGCCTGGTCGCGGATGGCGTCCACCTGGGCGACGGCCTGCTGGGTGATCCGCTGGCTGAAGCGGAGTCGCGCGGGGTCGTCCTCGGCCGGGTAGCTGTGCTTCGACCACCCGTCCAGCGGGGCATCGTCCTCCGGTCTGCCCTCGGGATGGGGGCTACGTCGGGGAGCTGCGGTGTGGGCCTGCGATGTCTCCGCGTGCGTGCGAGCCTCAGCTTCCACGTGCGCGCGGCCGGGCAGCGCGTAGCTCTTCGGGTCCAGGAGCCGGACAGCGTCCAGCAGCGAGGACTCTCCGAACAGGGCGACGGCCCGGTCGTGGAGCTCGTTGAAACTGGTTCGGAGCACATCGTAGGCCTGCGACGTCAGCTTGCCGCGCTTGTGGGCGGCCTGGGCGATCTCCATGCGGCTGCGAAGCCAGGCGTAGTAGGTCGGGTCCAGGAGGCGGTACCAGCGGCCCTCGAACTCGATGTCGGTCTGGGAGTCCGAGGCGACGGGCCAGTCGAGGGTCGAGAGGTCGGTGGCGACCAGGGGCGGGTTGGGACGCGCTGCGT